TGACACAATTGATGGAGGTAGACAGAGGGACGTCAGATCTTTTATAGATTGAAAAATACGTGTGGTGATCGTTTTACGAATGCTATCTACCGGTACATAGCGTTATGTATTGTAGCAGATCGTAGTTTTAATTAAGGCAAACATTAAGGCGAATATGAACCACTTACGCTATGTGGTTATACCTGATCCGCCCTGACGGAATGTCTCCGGCAACACGTTGAAACTACTAGTTTATCTCATTTTCACAATATGTTTCAAAACAGAACGAAACCAGAATATACTATTTTCATGTATTCCAATCCTAAACTACTGGTTTATATTGGGGGTGTTCAAACGGCCCGTGCAGTGGATGCAATCACTGCAGCGGGCCTCACCATCAAAGGAAGTGGAGTTCCCTAATGGCTATCACCAACATACACGCCCTGCCGACCCCCGCCAAGACCCGCACCCAGAAGGCCAAGCAGCAGGCCACGACCAAGCGGGCAGCCCAGACCATCGCCGGCCAGTTCCGGCGCCAGCACGTTGCCGCGGCCGCTGTGGCCACCCTGGCCGGCTCGCTTACGTTCCTCAGTGTCCACCATCTCGCGTTCGGCTACCAGGCGGTGACCGGGTGCGAACACTGGGAGGCCATCGTGAGCGCCGTCGGAATAGACGTCGGGTTCCTGCTGCTCGAACTCGCCCAGCTCGTTACGGTCCGCGACATCACACTGCGGACCGTCGCTCGGTGGGCCAACCCGGCGATTGCAGTTACCCTGTGCGGCTCGGCGGCGCTTAACAGCTTCGCCTTTATGCAGGGTGCGTCTGGCCCTCTGGCGGTGGCTGCAGCCGCAGCCATGGGCTGCTTCTTGCCAGGCTTCATCTACGTGCTGACCCGCGTCAGCGCCCACTTGGCACACCACTAGCAGCATCAGCTCCGCTTCGGCGGGGCCTTTTTTCTGCATGTCAATCTGCATACCAGACATGCGTTTGCACCATTTACAGCCATCGAAACCAGTGGTTTGATACTGCATCAACCAAGGAGACCGCAAATGACCATCCCCGCCGCCCTCTACACTTCAGCCCTGCTCGCCAGCATCGACGCCAGCATTGCCAACGCCAAGCGCGCCGGCTTCATGACGGATATCTGCCTGCTGCGCCTGAGCGACGATGACGAAATCACTTCGAACGCCTGCCGCCGCCTCGCGCACGTCGATGGCCTGGTGTGGTGCTGACATGCGCAATATCGATCCGCGCGGCATCATGCGGGCTGTGGTCTCAGTTGAGGCCACGCCCGCGGCCAATCTCACCACATTAGATTGTGGACACGTCGCTAGCTTTGCAAGCCATTTTCGCCCGACACCAAAGGGCGAGATGGTCCATTGTTTTAAATGCGGAAAAATCGCACGCAGGGAGTTAACGCCATGATGAACAACCACCGCCCCCACGCGCGTTTCTCCGTGATCGACGGCTGGGAGTGCCAACAATGTGGGCACAACAACAGCAACGCCGTGCACGTCTGCCAGGGCCGTATCTGCATCGACGCCCGGGAGCAGGTCGCCGTGATGGCCGCAGAGCGCCGCGTCGCCACGTCCCGCTACGCTGCGGCGAAGGGGATCAAACCGCTGCCGGCCGAGGAGCACGGCGATTGGCACGACTTTCTGCCGGAGGCGAGCGATGACTGATCCCGAAATCGGAGATTACGTGCTCGCCACGAAATACGATGATGGCGATCCAGGCGATTAAACAGCCTTACCGGAAGGAGAATGACTATGAAATTTGGTGCCACTGGAAAGTTTCCACATGGAAAACTCGGTGACGATGATGAGGGCGCGCTCAAGATGGCCATTAGTGGCCGTGACGGCAATGTCACCATAAATTTTGGCAAGCCTGTTGCGTGGCTAGCAATGCCACCTGACCAGGCCATCACATTCGCTTCACTTATCGTCGCGAAGGCAAACCTCCTGAAGCGAGGGTCTTGCGAGTAACTTTGCGCTTTTGCGCGGCCTCGTACCGCGCGAACTCCCATTGATCCGCAAATGCAACCTCACCACGCAATGTCACGGTGCAATCATGGTCGATGACCGAATCCCATTCTATGGACGCTTTAGCGCAATAACGATCGTTAACGGTCAGATGGACGCGCTGGCACCAATCCGCGATAGCCTTCAACCGATTATCAACATCGGACGCGCGTTTGAATGCGTCGGACAGATGTACATCCAAGACATGACGACCCAGCACCGGGAAGCGTCCGAGTTTCTGAATCTGAGCGGCCGCATCAGCTTCCTGTTTCCACTTGATATAATCGGCCGAAAGGTGAGCCTTGCCGCGCGCGTATCGCCATATCCGATTTACCGACGGCGGGAACGGTAGCCAGAACGTGCAGGTAAATTCCGTCATGAGGAACAAACTCTCACTTCACAGCGACGTCGTTGCAGCCGGCGGACGGCTGCACGAGGCTCGCACGAGGCTGGGTCTGAGTCGAGTACACCTAGGTATGCAGACCGGCATATCAGCCCAGCAAATTGGTAAATACGAACGCGGCGTCAACGTCCTTACTATCCACGCGCTGCAACGCATCTGCGGTGCGTTGAACATCAACCCATGCGAGATATGCGGGTGCTGCAATGAGCAACCTTAGCGACGTACGCATCGACGATCTTATCATATGGAACAGGGACAGAGCGACCACCGAACGGCTGCGCTACTTCGATGCGCCGGCCGGCGCCAAACGCGAGTGCCACGCCCGGGTGGCCGCCTATCACCAGGACACGGCGGATGCGTTGACTGAGCTGGCGGCAACGCGTGCCTACGAAAATGCGAGGGAGGACGAACATGGTTGACCAGCGCACACCCGGTCCTTGGACAGTCACGGAAAGCGATCCGGCCGAAGGTGCCCACGTCTTTTGGATCACAGCCCCGCAGGGTTGCGGCCCAAACAATGGCGAAGTGGACATCGTAAGCGTGCATGGCAATAAGGCGGCCAACGCCCGCCTGATCGCCGCCGCGCCGGAGATGTTGGAGGCGCTACGACTTTACGACCGCACGTACGCGTCTACACAAACCCACCCGACAGTGGCTGACGAAGCTGCGTGTATCGCCGCCGTTCGCGCCGCCATTGCTAAAGCTACGGGAGGAAAGTGATGCCGGATCCTGACCACTGCACCATAAGCGCCACCGAAGTGTCGGCCCTCTTCAACGCCAGCCCCTATGTCACGCGCTGGATGCTGTACCACAAGTTCGCCAACGGTCTTGTGATGGACGACGCCGCCCCGAACGCGCGCATGGATTGGGGCAAGAAAATGCAGCCCCTCATCCTCGCGCAAGTCGACGCGGAGAAGGACATGAAGGTTATCCCAAATGCAGATGACACATATGTGCGCCGCGGACTTCTTGGTTGCACTCGTGATGCTACGATTATTTGTCCTGATCGTGGTCCAGGTGCTTTGGAAATAAAGTGCGTGTTCGATTACGCCACGTGGATGGATAAATGGCACGGCGGCGCGTCGGTCCCGCGGCATTACGAAATCCAACTGCAGACGCAGATGTATGTCGGGGACGATAACCCTGAATTCATAAACCCTTCTTATGGTTGGGGTCTGATCGCCGTGTGGGTATGCGCTGAAGTGCACTATTTCGAGCGGCAATCGATTCCAAAAATGTGGGACAGGCTCGACAGAGAAGCTTATGACTTCTTCGCCGACGTAAAGGCCGGCCGCGAACCCGACGCGTACGGCGCCTCCGTCGAGGCCCCGTACGTCACCGCCATGTTTCCGACGCGGGAAGGCCAGGTGCTGGACCTCTCCGCGGACCCGGAACACGTCACGACGTCGGAACTCGTATCGGCGCTCAAGGACTACCGCGACATTGCCGCGTCGCACGGTAAGCTTGCCGATGAAAGCCGGGTGAAGCTCCTGGCGCTCGCCCGCGATGCGGAGAAAGTGCTGCTACCGTGTGGTGTCAGCTACCGCGTCCGCAAGTCCGGCAAGGGCAAGACCATCGTGCCGTATGTACCAGAGCAGCCCACAGCACCGCCGCCGACGAAAGACAGGAGTGTTCTACATGCCGGATAAGGAAACGTACCTCGGAGACGGACTTTATGCGTCCTTCGACGGATACCAGATCAAGCTACGTGCGCCCCGTGAGGATGGCGACCATGAGGTTTACATGGAACCTGAAGTGTATACGGCGCTTCAGGCGTTCGTAGAGGTTTACATGGAACCTGAAGTGTATACGGCGCTTCAGGCGTTCGTAACGAAGTTGAAGGAGCCGAAATGACCACCGAACTCGCAACGACCATTCCCCGTCGGATCGTCACGTTTAACCCGGATCAGATCGACCTTATCAAGCGCACGGTCTGCCGCGGTGCTACCGACGATGAACTCAAGCTGTTCATGTATCAGGCCGAACGCACCGGCCTCGATCCGCTGGCGCGGCAAATCTATGCGATGAAGCGATACGACGCGATGCAGAGCCGCGAGGTGATGAGTATCCAGACGTCGATCGACGGTTTCCGGCTCATTGCCGAACGCACCGGCAAGTATGCCGGTCAGGTCGGCCCCTTCTGGTGCGGCAAAGACGGGGTCTGGGTTGACGTGTGGCTGGCCGACGAACCGCCGGCCGCATCCCGCGTCGGTGCTCTGCGGAGCGACTTCAAGGAGCCGTGCTGGGCCGTCGCTCGGTTTCGGACCTACGCGCAACGCAAACGGGACGGGACGATCACACGCTCATGGTCAACCATGGCCGACCTCATGATCGCCAAGTGTGCCGAGGCGCTGGCACTCCGCAAGGCGTTCCCCCAGGAGCTTAGCGGCCTCTACACGGGCGATGAGATGGCGCAGGCGACATTGGCCGCTCCGGGGGGCGACGACGAACCGGCGGTGCCTCCCAGGCGCGTGGCGGGGTCATCTGGTAGAAACGGCTCGATGCTCGCGGGCGGACAGGGTTGGAGCACTCCTGCGGACTTCCCGCATGACCCCGTGACCGGCGAAGTCGCCGACCCCGACCGAACACCGACCGCTGAGGAACTGATCAATCCGCCTGACCTGCACACAGAGGCCCGTATGGCGGCGGAGCGCGGCCGTGAGATGTTCGCTGCGTTCTGGAAGCGCCTGAATCCGGCACAGCGTGGACAGATTACCGATACCGAACTCGCTATCCTCAAGCAGAAAGTGGAAAGGGCGAAAAATGAAAACGCTCGCGACGAACCTCCCGAAACCGGACTCGAAGAGTGGTCAGTGCGGTAGCTGCCACTGGTTCGAGCCGGAGCCAGGCGCTGCGCGGGTCGGCGACCCGGACAACCCGGTCGCCGTCGGTACCTGCTGCGCCAACCCGCCGATCATGGGCCAGGGCATGCAGGAAATACCAGGCTCGCGCCTGTCCACAAAGGGGGTGCAGTATCAACAGGTCCCGATGGGCATCAGGCCGCCGACCGCTGCCAATGGCCGGTGCGAGAAATGGACACCGCTGGGATCGTTTCCAGCGCTCAGACATTGAGGTGTGATAAGATGGTGACAGACGAAGCTTTTACGGAAGACTTTTGGCGCCATCATCTCCCATGCGCTGCATCGCATTACCTGTTTTACAGGCTTCTTGAGAACAAGAGAAAAGAGGATGAAATGAACAGACTTAGTCCAGATCAGGCCGCCGCTGTACGTGCAGCGGAACAAAATCAGGTCTCCAATTCAAATCGAGACATTGAAAAGGCAGTCGATCGGCAGCTGCGCCAGTGGTGCGTTGAACAAGCCATCAAGGCGCACGAAACTGAAGCAATTTCGATCGCGACCGAAGCCGCCTCGATCTATGATTTCATGTGCGGTAAGGGAGAGACATAAAAAAGCAGCGCCGTGAGGCGCTGCAGTCGTGGGAGGATGCCCATGGTGGTGGGCCTCGGAACGGGGAGCATATTGCTCCCCGTAATCAGTTGCAGGGGTTGCCGTTGCTGTGCGTGCCGATGTTCAGGTCAGTCGCAATGCACGGGGAAACTTTGATGTATGGGACCGGTGTGTAGCGGGCGGGCGGTGCGACGCTGCCGTAAGCGTCGATAGCAGGGGCCGGTGTGCAGGTTCCGAAGGTGCAGAGAACGGCAACAATCAACTCAATCATGTATTTCTCCTGGTTTCGAGCAACGAGGTTTTATTATCACACGCTGGAAACCGTTGGTTTGCTAATATAACAACCCTGATATGCGTTATTGCTTGCGCTTTGCCGGCGCCACTCGTTCTTGGATCACCTGTTGCTGTTCCTTGACGTCGATCTTGGTCGATCGCACCTCATGCTCAAGCTCCTGCAGGCGGGTTTCCAGTGTCGTGATGCGCAGGTCGCGCAGCTGTAGATCACGGCGGGCGTCGTCGGCGCGGTAACGGTCGCTCATATTGCTCGCGACCGTCGCCGCAAGGATCTGGATGTCCGTCTTGACCTGAATCAAGGTCGCTCCCATCCACACCAGGATGGGGATAACCAACAGCATAGCGGCGCGTCCAACGAGTGCAAACCACACGTTGGACGCCATCTTTTCCGCCGCTTCCGTCATGGAAATCACGACACCTCAACGCAAGCGCCGTGGATTAGCCCGTGGCCGCCTGATGGTCGGTCAGAGCCGGCGCATTGGGCTGGCCAGGTGTCAGGTGGTCCGCTACTGCGGTGATCGCCTCATGCACCGGCGCCCCGGTCGCCTGGCCGACGGTGTCCACAGCTTTCACGAGAACCGGAAGCAGCGGCAGGAACTTACTGAACAGCGCAAATTCCGGGAAGAACATCCCCAGCGCGCCGAACAGCGTCGGGAGGATTTCCTCGGCGACCTTCATGCCATTTTCGATTTCGCCTACGGTATCACCCATTACTCGCTCCTATTCAAATGAGGCCGCAGCAGCGCGGAAAGTGGAACCGGAAGCAGCGGCAGGAACTTCGCGCTTCAATGAGGCCGCGCTACTGCGGAAAATTACGCTACCGTTGAGCCAGCCCCCAGGTCAAGCCATGCCGTACGTAATTCATCGTCGCTACCATCGAAATAATTGACATCCTGCCGCATACCGATCCCAGGGACGTCGTGAGGACCAGGGCCTTCCCCGTCGCCGCTCCTCTGCCAAAGGGTCCAGTTCTGCCATGGCCGCGGAACCTTGGCGGCTGCCGAATACTCTGCCAGCCACAGCGGATATTGACTTAGCACGCGCCCAGGATCGCTGCGGTCGGTCTGCTCGCGCACCAGGAACCCGGAATACAGCCACGGGCGCTGGCCGGTTGCGGTGTGGATGATGCCGAGGAAAGCCTCGGCCTGCCACAGAGCAAGCTTGGGATCCTCGTAGTCGAGCGCGTAGCGCGTGTAGCCCGTCCCCTGGCCGGCGCCGGCCGCAGAGAGAAAGGTTGATGCTTGATTGCCCATGTCGCCCGGGCGGGCAAAGTGGTAAGCGCCCCACAGCATGCCAGCTGCCAGCGCTTTGGCGCGGCGCTCCGTGTAGAGCGGATCGCGAAAGTGCTCGCCCTCAGTGGCTTTGTGCAGCACACCGCGTATGCCCCACTTATAGGCAGCTTCGAAATCCGCAGTGTCCACGATCGCGCCGCCTCGCTCGTGGGAAGCATCAGCGTGGTTCATGTCGATGACAACCGGGCGTCCTGTATGTGCAACCATTTTCCTGCTCACGAAATGATGAAACCAAAGGATCGTGCTCCGCCGCCGCCCGACGGAGTATACGCGATAGCGATCAGCCCCTGAAAGGCATTGCCGCCCGCACCGTTGACGGTGGCCCCCGGCCCGCCGCCACCACCACCACCACCGTATGAACCACCCCCGCCGCCGGCGCCGCCGGTGCTGCCTGTTGCCGTGCCGGCCCCGCCAGCCCCTCCCCCGCCAGAACCATGGGTCGCGTTAAACTGTGTACCGTTGGCCCCCGCTGCCGTGTTGCCAGCATCGCCGACGCCGCCAGCGCCGCCAGGAGCAGTCGTGGTGGTCACGGTGCCGTCGGCGCCATTGTTCCCAATCCCATGGGGCCCAGCAGCACCCCCGGCGCCTGCGCCCGTACCATCGGATGAGGCGGAACACATACTGCCGGGAATGCCCGTCCCGCCCGTCCCGCCGCCACCACCTGAGAACTTGACTGTCCCAACACCGGATGAGGCAAGACCGCCACCCCCGCCAGCGCCACCCCCGCCAGCGCCCCCGTCAGCGCCAGCGCCCCCGGTCTTGGCAAGCAAGATAGCCGTCGTATCGAAAAACGTATCTCCCGCGCCAACCTGCACGTTGACGGTCTGGCCCGCGCTGTGACCCGCGTAGTTGACGATGGACGAAAACTCGCCGCCACCGCCACCACCACCACCACTTCCGCTGTCGGCGCCGCCACCGCCCGCGCCGGAGCCGATGGCATTGATCGTGTTCGACGCGGTGTTGAAATCGGACGGCAACACCGTGGTCGCGCCGGAGACCACGAAGAAGTAGGTCAGCGCGATCTGGACGTCTTGCCGACCAAGGAATCTGCGCCACTGGTGCGGCGTCAACTGGTCCTCGGCGATGATATGCTCATTCGGATGTAGAGGATTGCGTTGCGGGAATACTCCGTGCCATGCCAGCCACCCCAGCGCTCCGACGGTGAGCGCCAGAGAGGCGAAGCGGACGCCGTTACGGATCATGAGGAATCACCGTGCCGTCGTGCAGCATCACGCCGCCCTGACCGCTACTTTGGCCGGTATTGGTGGATACAGCGTAATCGCCCGCGATCATGTTGAGAATGATCGTGCCGTCCATCGTAGCTGTAATCTCGTGATCGATATTGGCAGGAAGTTCCAGCGGCCTATCCTCGGGACCCATCACCTCGGCGGCGCGGCCATCGAACACCTCGACAAACACGGCGCCAATGATGACCTGAGTCGTATGCGTGACGCCATGGCGATGACGCGGACCCTTCTCGCCCTTATCGAGGTAGTAGACCGTCGCGGTGACACCGGCCCATGTGGTGCTGGTCGCTCTCATGTCTTTGCCAGGAAAAGAGTGATCGTAACCTGCGTGACCGTCGTCACGCTGGCAACCGAAAAGCCGAGATAATCTTGCGCCACGAGAACCGTTGACGTCCACCCGGACGGCGCGGTGTTGCCCACGAACTGTGCCGTCGTCAGGGTCGGCTTGGTGCCGGCGCCGACAATCGACGTGACCGGGACCGCGTTGTTCAGGCGTAGGATGTCGATCGAGATAGAACCGCTCTGATCGGCGATGATCGACCAACCGGTGATCGTCGCACCGAACGGGATGGGCATGTAGCCCTTGACGCCGGTCGTGATCGCTGAGCCGCCGCCGGAGATGATAAAGGGGAGTTCAGCGATGTTGTTGTTAACCCCGATCGCGTCCGCCACGAACCCGCCGAGGCCGCTGTTGAGCGCCAGGAGCGGGGTGAGCTTGTAGACGAGGCCGGCGACGATATCGCCCGACCCGCACTGCGTGGAGCCGTTCCACTTGTATACATTACGGGCGCCGACCAGCGACACGTTCGCCGTGACCGCGCCGTTGGAAGTTTGCGCCGCCGCGAACACGAAGCTCGGAGCAAGGTCGGGGTAGCTCGTGATCGTCGGCGTGTTGGTGAACGGCGTTAGCGCGATTACGTTCTGACCGGCCGCAGCGCACGGGATACCGCCGAGAGCGGCCAGCGCATTGGATTGCGTATCCAGCAGCGAAAGCGGCTGGTTTCCACTCGCTAAAGTTGCGAAGACGACAGGAAGGGCCAAGATTTATCCCGCGATCCAAGCTGTGCCGTTGCAAACCACGATGACCGAGACCGCGCCAGCGCCCGCCACCGTGACGCCGATCGCCGGAGCGAGCGCGTCGGTCACATAGCGGATCGTGCCGGCCAGTGCCGCCGTGCAGCTGGGAAGGGTCGCGACGGTCGATCCGATCGCCAGGAGCATGACGATCAACCCCAATATCGTAAGCGGTTCGCGGATCATTGGACCGTCCCATGGATGAAAGCTGTAGCTGCAGTAGTGTACGTGAAGCAATTTGTGGATGAAATTGCTGCTGTTATTCCAGCGGAAAACTGCTCATACGGACCGGGCGCATAGTTGAGCGATGCAAGGCCATTCGCCGCGGTGATGGGGATGCATTCCTGTAGATTATTAAGAGCTGTCCCACCTGTCGTTGGATTGCCGCTCGTTGGCAGACCTGCCGTAGAGGTCGAATTGAATACCATCAGCCAACATGCAGCGGTGCACGTCGCGTAGAGCGATATCAGAGAACCGGGCGACGTTTTCAGCACCAAACTTCCAACACCGGTGCCGGAACCTGAGACGCTCGAAATGGCGCTCACCGGGTTGCCGGCGGTGTCGCCGACGGTCGATTGGTTCACGGTGATCGTGGATGAGACAGCCGGCGGTGTCGCTCCGGCGATCGCCAGATAGCTCAAAGCGAGCTGATTGACGTCCGGACCGGCGGCGCCGCGCGACGTGTATGCGACGCGGCTGATCGTGCCATCCGTCGCCTCGGTGTACCAGTTGATGTTGTCGCCGCGGAAGTCGATCAGATACTTGTAGGACGCCGTATCCGGGGGCTGGGGAAGACACCCGCAGCCGGCGAGCCAGATGCCGGGGGAGATCTGCACCGGTTGGCCGCTCTGCTGCACGGAGAGGTCCGCGATCAGCGTCTTGCCGCCGCTGGCGCACGTAATCGCCTCCAGCTTGCCGAGCAGATTGAAGCCGAACGCCACCGCGTTGGTTGTAGCGCCGTTGCAGGGGGAGGCGCCGGTCGGTGTGCCGTTGAGGTTGGCAAATCCGAACAGGATGTACTGGCCGGTCGTGCCAGGAGCGGGCAGGTTGACGTTGGTCTGCAGGCGCAGGTAGCCCGGGTTCTTGTCCGGGAAGATCAACTGCGAACTCAGCTGCGAAAAGCCGCCGGCCACGGTGCCGGTGCCGAGCGTCGTTAAACCGACCGAACTGGTCGGCGCCGTCGCATTGCCGCCGCCGCCTGTGGTGTTGACGCCCCAGCGCGAGATGATGTTGAGCGTGCCGGTGCCGAAGTCGTCCACGAACAGCTGCTTGGGCTGCTGCATCGTATAGAATTGGCCGCCGTTAATGGCGGGGAACACCGCCAGCGGCATCTGCTGCTGCGCGCGGCCGCCGATAGTGCCCCAGATCGTCTCCGCGGCGATCGCGGCTCCAGTGGCCGCGAGAACGGCGCCTACGGCCAGCGCGGCGAGTGTGCGGATCCTCATCGGTGCCCCTTCCTGCTGCGGCGCTTGCGGTTATCGCCAGTGCTCCGCTTGCTGCGGCGTGACTTGCGCATCGGTCCCGGCATCTGGCGCATTAGAACCACTCCAGAACGGTGATTGTCACGTTGGACGCGGATCCGATCCCGTTCCATCCCGAAGTCGCAGCAATCGGCGCAGCTGCGGATGTTGGTGACGTAAAGCAAGTAGCCGCTGCCAACTGAACCCCGGTCCCAGTAGCGCCGGTCACAGGCGTGATGCCTAGCGGAGCAATTGCGATGGTGTTGGTGATGCTCGATCCATTGCAAATGGAGATGGCTTTGCGGCTCGGACTCGGGCCAACGATCTGCGCCGACGTGGTGCCTACCGTTGTGCTGGTGGCAATCGGCGAAATGATCGTCACCTGCGCTTTTGCCGGCCGTAGGAACGACCCCACCAGCGCGGCGGTTGCGGCGACGCCGGCAACGATCAGACCTGCCGCGATCAGCCGGTTACCAAGAGACATTCTCATCAGCCCTCTCCGTTTTCATGAGTCAGTTGGCGCACGACGCGCGCTAGGAAGTCTGCATCAGCCTCACCACCCGGCGATGACTTATGCTCTGCGTCATTATGACGCTGTGATCCGGCGAACGGCGCCAGCGCGGCGCGGAGGCGCTGCAGCTCGCGTTCGTGCCACGCTATCCTGGCCGTGACCGCCCGCGCAACCGTCTCAGCGGCCTCGACAAGGACGTCTGAGGGCGTCTTGGCGGGCGGGGCCGGGCGCGGGGCGGCGGAATCGGGCCGTGGGCCGGCGGCCGCGCCCTTCGCCGCGTAGGCGCGCTTCTGCTCGTCCGGGTCGGCGCCGTTAGCTATCGGCAGCGGCACCTGCAGGTATTCCGGCCGGGCCGGCTTAGTCGGAGCCGAAGAAGCTTCCGCCATCGCTCGTTCCTTCAATCTTGTATTTGATCGCCAAAAACTTGATTGCGTTGGCGAAAAGGGCGTTTCTGTCCTTGAAATCCAAAGGCTGGTCTAGCATCCATGACATGGATTTCTCCAGCTTGTCGATGAATGGATCACTTTCCACGGACGGCGGAGGCGGTTCCGGAGGGTCTTCCGGCTCGACTGCCTTTCTAGGAGGCATCCCGGTGCATCTCCGTGCGTGCGACAACATAGGCCGCGCAGGCGTCAAATACTCGCTGCGAAAGAAGACCCGTCGCCATCAGCACGGCGACGTTTTCCGGCAGATCACCCTGGTCGATCAGGTTGGCCGCCTCGATCGTATAGAGCACGGCGCGACGCTCTGACGGTAGGTACGCGCCCCACGGCCACTTGCTGCGGTTCATGGTGCAGAACTCGAAGACCAGTTCTTCCGCCTCCGCGCCGATTAGGCGCCGGATGATGTGACGGCCCTCAATCGGGAACGAGCAGTGCTTGAACTGGCTGGTGCCGTAGATCGAGTGAAACAGGCCGGCGTCTTGAATGGCATCCGGTTGCCGCCACTTCCACAACAAGGCTTCTGTTCCTTTGAGATGCTCCCAAAGATTTCTATCGCCGTGGGGTATGGATTCACACCCAAGTATGTCCACTAAGAACACCCTGTTGGTATCGGACATCAGCATGCCATCGGCTCCGATTTGAACATCAGCGTGATCCTCATGACCGGACAGGAGCGCGATACGCCGCGGGCTACGTGCGGAATCTTGCCGTGGAAAATGATGACCCGCCCCGGCCTGGGATACGCGATGTCGGTGGTATCCGACAAGTCGGAGGTGAAAAACACTGTTTCGCCGCCCCAGTCAGGTGACCACTTCTCGTGCGGATAGAAGATTGTCGTCAGGCCAAGTGGATTGATCGTGTCGGTGTGCACGGTACCGTCGGTGCCGTAGGGGTAGCCGTTGGCATAGCAGCGGATCAGGTGATGCGACCTTAGACGCTCGCACTTGTCCTTCAGGGCGTCCCATAGCTCAACAAGCACCTGGTTCGCACCCAACAATTCCGATTCGCAGTCGTATGGCTTTACGCCTTCGTGGTCCGGCTTTTCGTGGCCGGCATAATGTTGGTGCAGAAATGAATACTGGTCCGTTGCGCGATTTGATTTCCAGCCATATTGCCATTTCCCAGCAGTCACCTGTCGGTAAATGCGGCTGCGCAGATCATCGTCAATGTCATCAAGCATCAACATGTCATCGTCCCAATCTTATGCGCTGTTTCTTCGATCCTGCAAATTGCGTTGCAGCCTGCCCGCGGAAATGCTCGTTGTAGTGTCTGCCTGGGCTGTCCGAATTCACGAATTCCAGGACACTTGAAATTGACGTGTTGGGGTAGTCGTAGGTCGATCCGTCTGTGAACACTACGCCCAATGTTCCGGTTGCCAGGTTGTAGTTTAACTTCTCGATGCACGAGGAACTGACCGGTATGGTGATGCGCCCCCAGGCGTCGGCCAGCGCGAGCAGTTCGTTGACGCGGATCGCGATGCCGGACGAAATCGCAACCAGCGCAGCCGCTGCCGTTGTGGCAAGATTGTCGTTCTGGTCATCATCGTCAGGCATATCACTTCTTCAGCACATCATCTTTGTCCGCGAGCGGATCGCCGGCCGTCAGAGGATCATTTTTTGGCAAATCTTTGGCGTCCAGGTCGGCCTTGGAATATTCTTTCGGTCTGGTGTACTGCCCTGATTTTTCGGCTATGTCTGCAGCTTCCTGCCGTCCGACAAACCGGCCGGTTGACGTGGTAAATCCAATATCATGTTCGGGGATATGGTTGATTTCACGACCTAGCTGCGCCTCTATGTCATCGCTGATCGTCGCGTGAATTGGACCTTCGTATATCTTCCCGGCATATCTTATCGCGGCACCTTTGACGCGCTCACCGCCACTGCCTCCCACCATGCCCACCATGAAGCCACCGGGATCGCGCACCAGCTGCCGCCCCATAGATTCGATATCGGATTTGAATCCTTCTCCCATCCCAACGGCCCATCGCGTAATGGGGCCTTCTTGGCGCTCACCGGGAACAGCCGAGCGGATCGTACGCTGCGCAGCCGCATCGCGGGCGTCCTGCGCCTGGTTCGCATCGGATGGCATCATCTGCGCGACCTGGTGCCCGATATCCGCCTCGGAGGTGCCATCCGGGACGCTCAATTTGTAGCTCTGGTCGTTCGGTCCCTTCAGCATGTAATCGGGCATGGCGTCCTCATGGCATCGGCGTGAGCGTCCAGCCTGGTGGAAGCGGCATATCAGGCGCTGACGTACCTGGGACGTATCCCGGCTTTGCGCCAATCGCTGGCGGTGTATAGACTTTATTCCGCAGCCACTCCGGCGTCTGCAGCGCATTCGGCAGCAATTCTCGGGGCTGGAATTCTTCGGTATCTGACGCTCGCTCAAGAGTCTCTCCCGCGCCTTTCGCTGCCCCCATGCCGGTTCTGTCTGCGCGGCCGGCAAGCCGGTCGATCAGCGCCTTCAGTTCGTTGGGCGGATCGGGGATACCTTGCGTCGCCAGGCGCTGCAGTTCGGCTTTGGTGTGAGGACGTAGTTTATTGTCAAAATCGTTGCGTTTTGTTCCTTCCTCATATTGACCCTTCAGACCATCAAGCTGGCCCGCCATCAATCGCTTGTAGACCTCGATAATTCCCTTGATCTGCTCCGGCGAGCGGGCACTCGAAATCTGCTCGGCTGCCTCACGCCGCTCCTGCATGCTACCGCCGTTGGCGACGACCGACTTGACGACCTCCTGCGCGATGATCTGCTTGGCGGCGTCGAAATTCGTCGGCGCAGAACTGCCAGTTTCCTTCTCCAGCCAATTTTTCATGGAATTAATGGCGTTGATGTCACGGTTCTGCAGATGGTCTGCCAATTGCTGCATCGCACCAAGATGATCGATGGCGACGTTGAGCGAACGCACCGAACGTGCCTCGGGGCCGACGTCGAAGGCAATGACCGTGCGCTGCGCCGCCCGCGCATCTGTGGCGCCGCGAACGACTTCTCCGGCCCGTGCGGCCCGGGCCGGCGTCTCCATGCCGATCTTGCCGACGCCGTAGTTGCGAGCGTCGTAGGCGGGATTTATTTCCAGCACCTTGTCCATCAGGGCGACGTTGCGGGCGCCCTCAAAACCGGTGCGCTGCGATGTCGGCAGCGGCGGCAACCGGCCGACCGCGATCGCTGCGGCGCGCGCTGCGCCTTCCGGACTGCTCGCATACTGGTGCGCCATCGTCTCCATCTCGCGCTGCTTGGCCTCGGCGTGGGACGTGGCGAGACCTTGTGCGCTTTTCGTGAACTGCTCCAGCGACTGCGCCTGCTTGTCGTATAGCTGCGCGATCACCAGCGTGTTCTTGCTCTTCGCGGCCTCCGCCATCGCCTTGTCGTCGTACTGCGCTGCGGCCATCTGCAGTTCCATGGACATTTGGTCCAGATTCAGCTTCCGGTTCTGCAGCACCTCCGTGTAGTGGTCCATCGCCACCTTGTTGGCCTCGATCGTCTTCTTGTTCTCAGCGTCCCAGATCTTCATGTTCTGGTCGAACTTCTGGCGGCTCCCCTCCTGGTAGCCCTCGATCGCGCCCTGCATCGCCCCCAGCGCGTTCGTCATGTGCCGGCGCGTGAAGCCGCCCGCGAGCGCGCCAAGCAGCATCGCCGCCTGCAGCCAATCCTCGTCGTCAGAGCGGGAGTTGCGCTGCGGGACCGCGGGCGGCTGTTTCTGCTGCGGTGGCGACGGAAGCTTCTGGTTGGCGAGATCCATTTGCTTCTGGCGCAGCGGGGCAAGCGCTTTCGACCGGTCCTCGGCGATCTGGTCCTGACGGTCCGAAGACTGCTGCAGTCGGTCGATCATCTGATCCTGACGGTCGAGATTTCTCTGGTAGCGCTGCTGTACCTGCTCGCCGGGCGTCGGCGGGACCGGGGCGGGCGCGCCTGCGTCCGGCGCCGCCACCATCGCGGAACCGGGGCCTACGGAAAACGGATCGTTGGGGGCGAGAACGTCAGGCATTTGCGGTTCCCAGTGGAACGATCTTGTAGCCAGACTTGGACAACTCGATCATGATTCGGCGCGCACCCTCTAGCAACAGCCAATCCTCGCTGTAGAAATCATAAGGTTCTTGGATGTTACGGAGAACGTCCGCCAGTGCCTGCACCTCGGGAGGAACGTCAGGCATCGCATGGCCTCAAATATCGTCTGCGCACTCTGCTGCGCAATTATCACAGCATGTGCACAGAAATTTATCGTCATTACCGACGTTACTCTGGTATGGACATGTGTGAGGCGCAACTTGCGCCTCTTTCCCGCACCTGCAGTGCGTCAATTCATCCTCATCCATCAGCCGGATTCCTTGTCATCGCGTGGCACCACCTTGAATCCCTCGCGCCACAGGTCTTCAAGCCAATTATCTGCGATTCCGGATATGACGGAATTATTCGACACGAGTGGCAATGATCGTTGGATGATTCGCATCAGCGCCGCATGAGCGGGTGATTTTTCACGAAGGCTATCCAAATCCGTGCGATGCTTGATGCTGAAAATCTTCGCCATGTCAGTATTCCTTACGTTATCGTCACAGTGCGTCCCGCGGACGATCCGGCGGCAAGGCCCAACGACTTTGTCGCATTTATCAATGCATTTGTGAAATTCGTGTCTGCGGACATCTGCATCTGCGCAATCGAAGTGAGCGCCGATGCCGCCTGGCCGGTTTCCGCCAGCGCGTTGGTGATGTTCTGTTGGATCAGCGCTGCGGTCTGCTGTGTCACCTGGGCGTCGATCTGCGCTGCGATCTGCGGCCAGCGCGCATCCTTGGTCGGGTCCTGGACGCCCTGATTGTACAGCGTCTGCAACCACTTATTCTTCAGGTCGGAGGACATCTGCGCCAGCTGTGCAGTCTGGCCGGCGTTGAGCGTGCCCGCGCGCGCGCTAGCAAGGTCGGTCAGGCCCTGCTGCTGCAGCGCGAGGGCCTGCCCCTGCAGCGCCTGGGCGCCCGCCGGCAGCTGCGTCTCGCCCATGCCGAGCGTCAGGGCGAGTGGGGCGGCGCCAAGGGCCAGTTTGGTCCACGGCGATGACAGGGTGCTCCCCAGCGTGCTGGTGAGACTGCTCCCGCCACCTGCTGCGGGATAGGACGGCAAACCACCACCACCCGCCCCGCCGATATCGGAAACCGTAGCGTTGGCCGGAAGTGCGGCACTATCTGCGCCGACCGACGCACCTGCGCCTGAAGTGTCGCCCGTGGCCTGGAGAGCGTCTGACACTTGTGTCAGATCGGCCGATGTGATGTCCCCGCCCGCGGCCGCTATGCTCGGATCGGCAGCATTCAGCAGATCGCCGCCGAGGTACGACGCGATCGCCGGATCGGCGTTGAAGCTCGCGGCGCCACCCAGGTCGAAAGCGCCGGCTGCCGCGTCGCCACCAAGCGCAGCAGCGTCACCGCCGAGGGCGCTGACGTCCCCTAGGGCCGCGGAGGACAGGATATCGCCGCCAGCGAGCACGTCCCCTCCCAGGCCCGCCACCGACGAGTCTACCGCGCCGGCGGCCAAGGCGGCATCAGCAGCGCCGGCGCTCGCGTCGATGGCACCGCCAAAGCCGGCTAGGCCGGCAAGCTCGGGGGCAAAGAACAGACCGCCCGCAAGCAGCGCAGCGCCGCCGGCAACCTCAGCGATTTCCTGGGGATGATTGGCAAGGGACGACGGGGCGTCGATGAGGTCGGTGCCCAGGTTGCTGAAATTGCCTTCAAAATAAATCTGAGAAGAACGACATCTCAGGCCTCCTTCCTTTTGTTGCTCACTGCGCATCTCCCGTGCTGTTACCCTGTCCACCTATGGGTATCCCGCCGCCTGTCCCCACAGCCTGTCGCCCAAACAGCCACGGGAACCACTGTTGCACCTGGTTCTGGCCCCACACCTGCTGCTGCACGAACGTGACGACCTCGTTCCAGCGCGGATCATTCTGCGGGATAATCTGTCCCCATTGCTGCAGCAAGTCCTGTTCCTGTTGAGCCAAATTTCCGATTTGGCCCAGCTGATCGTGGCGATTGCCTAATGGGTCAGCGGTGTTTGTCGGCTCTGGCACCACCGTGCCGTCGGCCAGCTGGACGCCGCCCTCAGCGCCGGCCGGACCGAGCACACTGTTGCCGTGGCCGAGAATGCCGGTGCCGAGCGGATCGTTTACTCCGGTGCCGCCGCCCGATACGCCGGTATCTCCGGCAAAGTTGGTTCCGGGACCACTGTCGAGGGTGAGGTTACCAAGGTTGAGACCACCAACGGTTTCGCCTTCGTCGGTGCTCGTGGGAGCGGCGGCGACATCTCCAGTATCATCGGACGCCCCCTTACCGGTGCCAGATGCGCTGGTTCCGGCCGCAGTATCTCCGGCACCCTTGCCAGTGCCGGCCGACGCCGAAGCACCGGGCGCCCCTGTACCCTCCAGCGAGGACAGCCCTGCATCAGAGGCTGCCTCGGCGGCGGCGACCGTCGCTCCCATATCGCCTTCGCCGGCCGGGCCAACGCCTAGTCCTGCTGCGCCACCGAATGTTGCACCTGGTGCGCCTGTACCGGGCGCCCCTCCAAAACCAAAACTCTGACCGGCCGCACCCGCAAAAGCACCCGCGTCAAGCGAGCCGGGCGTACCAGACAAACCACCGAGACCAAAGCCCGGCGCACCGGTCTCCGACGCAGCTACTGCAGCCGAGACGGCCGAATCAACATCACCCAAACCAAGATCGCCAGCCATCCCCATACCGGCGATGTCGTTTGCGCCTGGTGCGCCAATCTCCCCAGGCGAGCCGAACGAAGCGCCGACTGACGTCGATGTCCCTTCGGCGGCAGCAGCCGCTGCTGCAGCATCAGAAGCATCGGTGGATGTAGATGTGGACGCACCCTCTGCGGCACCTTCGGCCGCGCCGATACCCCCGATTGATCCCGCAGCGGCTCCGCCCTCGCTTCCGGTGCCGAAACCCGATGCGCCGGCCGTGCCGCCGCCCGCCGTTGCTCCTGCGCCACTGGCGCCGCTATCAGCGCCTGTCGTTCCTTCCCCAGCCGCGCCCGCAGTATCACCGCCAGCCGCAGCGCCAGAAGAGTCGCCGCCTGCTGTACCGCCGCTATCGCCGCCCGCTGCCGCCCCACCAGAACTTCCGCCGTCAGCTCCCGCAGCACCATCACCGCCAGCAGCCCCATCGCCACCGGAACCGGAACTGCCGTCGCCGCCATCACCACCGCCGCCGTCTCCTCCTCCCCCACCATCACCGCCGCCCCCACCATCGCCACCGCCGAAGAAGTCGGCGTTGCGGAGCATTTTGAGGACCCATCGGGGGAAATCGCTCATTTCAAAGGCTCCGAGACACGTAGATGCAGCGATGCAAGTTCTTATCGCCCCACAATCTTATGCCAACAGCGTAGCCGAAGGCGCGGAAACCCAACACCCAGCATGGCCGCCCTGGTCTGCTGAAATTTATGAGAGTGGTCATAGGGATTTCTTCCACCAGATACCGTGCGCCGTGTAGCCCAATTGGGTCATCAGGGCCGGATGCGTCCCGGCGTTGCGGATGAAATCGGAGGTTTCAAGCACGCCGATTGCACCAAGATGACTCAAGCCAATTTCCTTCAGGTGTCTGCCCACACCATTTCCACGATGATCGGGCGACACAAACCATAGATCGTCCTGAGCAATCTTGTCGCCTTCAAAATGGAGAGACAGATACCAGTAATGCCCAGAATAACCCACTGGGGTACCATCACCGGTGTTGCGAGCAACAATCCAGATCAGACGATTTTCTTCCTCAATGCGTCGATACCGATACCAATTCAGACGAAATTTTGTTTCGCGCACCTCCATCGCATGAAGATCAAACAGTTTTTTGAACGATAAATCGTCACCAGTAGGAAATTTTTCCGCAGCATACTTATAGCGATGATCCGATTTCATCGATACACCTAGGGGTGGGAGGCCGGGTTACGCCAAGCCAAATGCGAGGTCTAATTCTTCGTGTTCTTGGCCGTGTAAGCTCAACCACTGGTCGAATTGTTCTTGTTTGGACAGATCGACGTCGGCTAGATTGATCCCGGTCAGGTTGGCAAAGGGCCGGATGTCCTCGTGCCAGTTCTCATGCGAATCCAGCCACGACCGCATGCCGACCTTGCCGCCCTCCATCGTCAGGATCGGCTGAACCGCGATCAGCACCGGCTTGGTTAACGCTACGGTTGCCGCAGCGCCGGTGCCGGGGCCGCCGAAGTTGACCGTAAGCACGTCGGTCGGAGAATAGCCGAAACCGCGGCCAGTCAGCACCAGCTGGTTGACGGCGCCGCCGGATACGCCCGCCGACGCCGACGCGCCCGAACCGGAGCCGCCCGTGATCGACACTGCGGGCGCCGTGGTGTAGCCGGTACCGCCTGCCGTCAGCGTGATGGACGCCACGCTGACTTTGTTGGCTAGCGCGCTGTTGTAGTTGAGGTGCTGGCGATAATGCTTGACCAACCACTGGCCAAAGCCAGCGATGTCGCCGAAGACCACGATGTTCGGAGCAAACTCTGTGCTCACGGTATTGTGCCCCACAGGTCGACGTCGTGGTATTCATCAATGATCGAGTTAATCGATAGGTTCATGACCGATCCGGTGACGGTGTTGCCGATGAATTTGCCGTATCCCTCCGTACTGGCGTAAGGGAAGCGGAAACCTCCCGCGATGAAATTTACGTTTCCGGGCGTGTTGTTCTGCCACTGCACGACGCCACCGGAATTGTTCACCCACGTTATGACGCCGGCGGCCAAGAAGTTGTAGGCGTTGCTCCCGTTTTCGGTGTCCACTGTCATCGTCACCGTTTGCGCGGTCTGCGTCGTGATCGCGATGCCAGAGCGAATGAGTTGCTTCGCCATAACGGGGTTGCCGTGCGAACTCAGCGCGGTGCGCAGAATGATCGGCACGTTGATGGCGGGGTTCTGCAGCAGCTGCGTGACGTCCGAGCCGCTCGATCCGAACGTCTCAACCTGCGTCGTCGATCCCAGCGGAATTGACGTGATAGCGAGCAGCGAACCCTGGCTGACGACGAACCATTTGTTTTGCTGGTAGGTGACAACGATCTGGCGCGCACCCGCCAGCGGATCAAGGTATTTCAGCAGCAGCAGATAGCAGTGGATGTTGGACAGATCGTTCAGCGCCGCGGACGGCTGCAGCGTGAAATCCGTCAGCTGGAAAATGCCGTCTAGATCGTCGCTGATCTTCTGCACGGTGGCGCCGAAAATGCCGTAGACGCCCTGCTTGTTGGCGAACAGCACGAGCCGGTTGTAGGACAAAATCGTCATCATGAAGCTGGTGCCGATGTCGGACGCCAGCGTCAGGATGGTGAACAGCGTGATCGACGACTGAATCGTGAGCGAGCCGATCTGCTTGATGCTCTGGTCGCCGAAAATGTAGAGGAAGTTGTTCAGCGCCCGAACGGCGGTGATGCTGTGCGCGAGGTCGGCGTCGGTGATCGTCGTCGATCCGGCAGCGTCGGCAGGGTTGATGTCGTCGTAGGTCACGCCGGTCGTTGCGCCTGTGCCGGTGAAGCTCAGGACGCGGCCGTTGGCAGTCCACACGCGACCGCCGAAGATCGCGATCGTGGTGCCAGAGATTTGCGGCCACACCACCACGGTTGCTGTTGCGGCCGAAGAGAAGCCGCCGCCGGTCAGCACAACCACGATGGCAGCAGTCGAGGCATTGCCGGTCCCCGCGTTGGTCACGTTGATGGCCACGACGGAGCCGCCGGCTATGGCCGCCGTCGCCGTCGCGCCGCCCGCGTTACCACCTGCACCGCCGGTGAATGTGACCGCGGGAGCCGTCGTATAGCCAGCCCCGCCGGATGTGATGTGGATGTTGGGGCTTATGCCGCCCGACTTGACCAGCAGCGTGCCGTCCCACGTCGCATAGCCACCGGTCGCGTCCATGATCAGCAAGCGCGAGGACGAGAACACCGTTATGTCCGGCGTCGCCGAGAACGTGGCCGCGGCCGCCACAACGGTCTGCGCGCCGTTGCCGGCGTTCACAGCGGTGATCGAGCCGTCGGTCGCGCAAAAGATGATGTAGTCGGTACCGCTCAGGTTGGCCTGGAACTTCCGCGAGACCGTCTTTCCGGTCACTGTCGCCAGCGTCGTGGCCGCACCGGGAACCGTTTGCAGCGCATTCGGCGCAATCGGTTGCAGGTTCTCCATCCACGCAACTTGCTTTTCGGGCAAGTTCTGCCGCGCGACCTTGGTGTTCATCTTCTCGAATTCGAGAAACGGGATGAACTTGCTATCGCCTACTTGCGAAGACTGCTGGCGTTGCTGTGGCGCAGGAGGCACTATACTGACTCCACCCAATGCAGGTAAGGCCATGCTTTATCGCGGCGCAAAACAAGTCCCAGAGAGCGCATTGCACGGACCATCTGATTGATTGTGACATCAATTATACGCAGATCAGTCGGGCTATCTACCGCATCATGCGAATAGATCACGTCGAATAGATGCATTCTTGTTGATGGCGCGGAAAGCATGAGATGACATAGCAAATCAAACCGGATGCAGCGCCCGCTCCCACGCACGCGCTTGAACTGAACACTCACGTTGCCGCGTTCGATGCGCAACTTCTTGCGATCAATCTCCAATCCACGCCATCTGATCATCGCATCACACGCCGCTGGAAATTGCGGTTGTACACGTTGGGAATGCGAATGCCACCGGTGGTCTGTATAATGTGCGGCACGAAGGCATCGTAGCGCTGTCCCATGTCGCGCACCTGCCCCATATTACGGAGTTTCATGAGCAGGTTTTCCGCGGCCCGGAACTGCACCGCGCGGGACCACGGATCGTTGATCTGCGTATCGACATCCGACATCGCAACCAGCGGCGACGGCATGAAGACGATGTCCCACTCGGATTGATACTGCTGGTCGGGCGGGGGCTGGATGTAGACTAGGCGCTGCTGCTGGTGCTCGGACCACACGCCGGGCGGTGCGTTGAAATTGTGCACCCACATTCTCGCATAGGCATCAAAAAGTGTGAAGTTCAAGTATTTCATCTGCCTCCTTTCCCCATTCCAAATAAATGAAATCTTCGTGGTGGTGATCGGGTTGCCGACCTGCGTGCTGAGCGAATTGGCCTGGAACAGCACGACGGCGGTCGCCGCGGCGCCGCTGCCGCTACCGCCGACTGCAATGGTCGGGATCGACGTGTAGCCGGCACCCCACTGCGTCATGTTGATGGCCGTAAGCGAGCCGCTGGTCAGCACGCCGGTCGCCAGCGCCTGAGTCCCGCCGGCCGGAGGCGCCGAGAACGCGATCGGAACCGATGCGCCGGCGCCGTAGTTCGATCCGGCGTTTGTGATCGTTGCCCCAGCGACCGCACCGTTCAGCGGGTAGATTTCGACGTTGGGGATAAGTTGGACGCCGGTGACGTTCAGCCGGACGCAATGCATGTCGCGCGCGGCGTCAAGGCGGGCTTCGTTGATGCGCGAAATGACGCGCGTGAGTGGCCACACCGACGCGGTGCTGTCGTGCAATAATTCTTGGACGTCGTTGACATAATCCGATAGCTGCATTTCGGCGTCCTATGTCGGGCGCCGATGCCGCGGAAAATGTGGAAGTTGTGCACCCACATGCGCGCGTAGGCGTCGCTTCAATGAGGCCGCAGCATCGGCGTCGCTACAATGCCCTACCGCCGCGGCGAGCGCAATCTCACGTCAGCGGTGCTGGGTTCGTTGCGCGCCTTCCCCCTCGGCGCGCGCGCAGCCAGGCGCGCCGGCGTTTTCTTGCGGGTTCCGACCTTGGTGCCCGTGCTGTCGCCGCCGCCCGCCGTGGGTTCCGGCAGCCCGTCCTCATCATCGCCCTTGTCCGCCAGGATAGGATCATTGCGGTCCCGCCGTACGAGGTCGAAGTAGACCGGCTTGATCTGGATTTTCCGGGCCAGCTGCCGGTATTTCGGCTCGCGGTCGCCCTCTGCGATCAGGTAGTCGCGCCCCGACCAACCGTAGCGCTTGGCCATGTGCAAGGCGCGGTCCTTCTCCTCCCCCGGATAGCCGAAGCAGTGCAGTGCGACGTCAGCGCCGACGGTCACTGTCTCCGCGACCGGGAATTGGATCGGGATCCCATCGAAGAAGTCTTCGATCGGGAAGTCGTTGAGGTTCGTCACCTCAAGTTGCATGATGCCGGCCGTGGGGCGGTCGTGCTCAGGGTCTTCGTCCATCACGGCGCCCCCGCGGGCTTGGGGGCGGGCCGAGGCATCGCTCCCGCGGGCCGTGGGCCGGGTCGCGGCGCCGGGGGCGCCACTGGGGCCGGGGCCTCTTCGGCCTCCTCAGCCGGCGCATCAGCCTCGGGAGCGACCTCCTCGACGTCGTCTTCGGGGTGCTCCGCGATCCATGCTGACCACTCGGCGTTGGCCTGCGCGTAGCGGTGTTGCTCCGCTTCGGAGCGGGCCGGGCCGGGTTCGACGGGCTTCTCTGGCTTGTCGGTCATTACTGCACCATAGCCTGGAGGACGGAAGCGTCAGTCTTACCGCCGTACTGCGTGTTCGTCACGGTTGCTAGCGCCGTCATGTTCACACCACTGACAAACACAGTTCCGCCCTGAAGACCAAAACCAGGATCTTCAACGGTAAACGAACCCGCAGCTGCGGTCGTGACGCCACGAGCCGGGCGCGCGAAGAATTGGTTGTTGTTGTTGGTTTGTGCGATCATCCCAAGCGAGGTAACGGCAGGACCGTTGACGGTGCCGGCGCCGCCGGTTGCCGTGACAGTCGTCCCGGTTGCGCAAAACGACATGATCGCAGTCGCCGCCGCGGACGTGATGGCGGTACCGCCGAATGTAATGGCGGGAACCGTATTGCCCGCATAACCGCTGCCGGCAAACGTCATGACGATCGCGGTCAGGGTGCCTGAGCCGGTCAGAGCGACACCGGTCAGCAGCGCGCCGGTCGTGCCAGTCTGAATGTTGGGCTGGTATGGTGAACCGGTCCACACGTTGGCCGGATTGATCAGGCCAGGCGGTGGCGGATAAGCGGGCGTTACGTCGCCGGGGTATCGGATGGCGCCCTGGTAGAACATTGGCTGTGGGATGATGTAGAACTGCGGGATCGACGTGTAGCCCGCACCCGCAGTGAGCTGCGTTACGGTCGAGAGGACGCCGGCCGAGGTGATCGCACACGTAAACGTTGCCTGCACGCCACCGATCGGGGGCGGGTCACAAACGATCATGGGAGGCACCAGAAAGCCGGAACCGCCCTGGGTAACCGTTGGGGCCGGTACGGAGCCGCCGACCACGACGTAGCCCTGCGCGGTTGCGGTAACGCCGCCGGCCGCGGGGGCGGCGAAGGTGACGGTGGAACCGGTCTGGACAGGGCCGATGCCGTTGGTGCCACCGGAACCCGCGTTGGTGATGTTGCCGCCCTGGACGACGCCAGACCAATTCACCAGGCGATAGTTCGCGCCGTCCGATGACAGCTGCTCGAACGAGGTCGGCCCCGACATGTTGCGCCAAAGAAAATTATCCGGGTCCCACCACTGGATAATGGTCTGCGACCCGGTCGTGACGGCCCACTCGCCGGCCGGAAGCACATAAACGCCGCCGGACGCAAGTGCTACGACGTTGGCCGATCCGGTCACCTGCGGACCGTTGAACGGAAGCGGGAAGAAACCGCGAATTTGTGCCATTGATCAGACCTCAACGCCGCATTGTTTGAAGGCTTCTTGCAGCCGTTTCCAAGTCTCCGGCCATTCAGCAAGAGCCTTTTCCTTGGCGTTGTGCAAAGCCGCGATCATGTTGACTTCGAATTCCCACTGCACCTTTTCGGATGACACCAGAATGTCGCCCGGCACTTTCACGGGGATGGGAATGAAGATGTAACCATCTCGGATGACGGCCATGTCGATCACCTCAGATCGGCAGGAATTGAAGGCCCGCGAACTTGCCGTGGCACTTCGGTTTGACGTTCACAAGTTCCATCAGCGACAAAATTGCCGAAATCCAGCCGAACTGGTTGTTCGGCAGCGTGCTCTCGAAGCCGGAGAACGAGAACGCTGCACGCTCGTGCAGGAACAGGTTCAAGTAGTTGGTATTAATTAGATACACCGTCCCCTCGGGGCAGTAGACGTCGGCGTAGAACGGGATGCCGGCGACGTCCAGCGCCTGGAAGCTCGAATGCCCCACGAAATTGCCGGAATCGAGCCGGTCGGACGGGTTGATGTTGTAGCGCTCCTGCGGCGTGAAGTCCTCGCATAGCAGCGCCCAGGTGCCGGCGCCCATGATCCCGATGGTCGGCATCTCGCCCGTGGTCTTGGTGACCTGGGCGATATACTGGATCATCAGGTTTCGGGTCGGGATGACATTGCCGGTGTTGTTGACGAAGGTGGATTTCCAGAACGTATTTGTGAGGCGCGGAATGCCACCGTAGGCATTGAGGAAGGTTCCGTCGTCGATGGCGCCGGGCAATCCGACAAGTTGGGAAGTGTTAGCAATGTTGTTAAACAATGCTGTAGCAAATGCATCAATACTGACATTCGTGGCATCGTTGAACCTCGCGTCGATCAGCGGCACCACACCGTAGTCGATCTGGACCAGCCCCTCAAAGCCCAAGAACGGGATCGGCGTCACAAACGCTTTGAGGTTGAACTCGGCGTTCTGAATGCCCGGAATGACGCCCGGCTGTTGAAACGTGCCGCTGTAGTCGGTCCACTGCCCGGACACCATCGGGGTGCCCTGCACCGGCGCCGTGATCGGAGACAAGCCGCCGGATGCCACCTGGGCGCTGGACAGCAACGCCGCGATTAGCGGGGCACTTTTCCAAATTTGGACATACACCCTGGGCATGAAAGCTCTTCTCACAACAGCACTTAGCTCTTGCGCTATCGGCCCCTGGGCCGGGATGATGCCACTGCCAAATTGCGGCACTTTGTCGCACTCCTAGTTAAAGTCCATTTGGACTAGTGTTTCGCCGCATCGTTATCGCGGCCTCATTGAAGCCAGATCTGCACTTAGACCCGCGGAATAAACGCCCGCACTTCCGCGATAACGATGCGCTTCTCACGAGCCATGAAATGACGACGGCAAGCGCCCGCGCTTGAATTCCGTAATCATTTGAATGGCTGTGTTATTCGAGTACTTTCGAGGATTCGCGACATAATCCTTGAAATTCAGCATCTTGCCATCCGGCCCCGGCACAGTCGGGAAATCCCATGTCGAACCGTCCAGGTATTCCGGCGGCGGCTTCAGGGCGGGATTGTCGGGCGGGTTGCGCGTCGCGTAGATGTCGGCCGCGGCAATCCAGTCGGTCAGGCCGTACGCGGTCTGAATCTTCTCCAGCTCCTGGACCTGCTCAGCGCTATAGCCGCGCTTCTTGATGACCTGCTGTTTCTGCGATTCGCGCGCGTTCTGGACGCCGGCCATCCGTTCCTGCAGCCGATCGTCGTTGAACTTCTGCATGAAGGCGGACAACTTGCGATCGACGGCGACGTCGCTGAACGCCTTGGCCGACTGCGGATCGACCTCTTCCACGAGGCGCGCGAAATGGGCGCGGGTCTTCGGATTGTGCGCGAGGTCGTAGGAGAGCTTGGACAGCCGATCCATGTCGGCGGGAGAAAGCTTCGGCGTCGTCACTTCAGCGGCCCTTTCATCGCGAGGCTTTCGCCCTCCATGCCGCGGCGCTTGCGCATCGCGGAGAACTCCTCTGAGGTGCGCGGCTCACCGCGCTCACGCGAGCCGGGCGGCCATTTCGTGTCCTGGAGATGCGTGCGACCGAACGAGTGGACGCACTGCGCATGCTCGCTACCGGGCGGATTGATGAACATGCCCTTGCTGGTGCGACGTTCGTACATCTTCTCGTCGGTCTGTTTGACCGGCTCGGGAAACGGGTTGCTCATTAGATTGGCCTTCCGCGTACCGACTGCGGGCCACCCTTCTCCAACGTCATTTTGTTGCTCTCGAATTTGCCCTTGGCGGCCGAGGAAAAGCCTCCATAAGGCATATAAAATGGGGGATTCCTGAACTGTCCGTGCTCCATTTTCCTTCTATCCAGATCCGAGGTGTCCACGCCTTTCGGCCGGAGGAATTCGTTCTGCGCCATCTCACATTTCTCCTGGAGGTTCGATCGGACCAGCGCCTCCCATAGCGCCGCCTGGGGGCATCCCGCCCGGGGGGCCGCCGGTCGGGGGCGCACCGAGGCCGCCCAGACCGCCGCCGGGAGCCGTCGGGGGGACGGGGAGCGGTGTCTTGGGTGGCTCTGCCGGGGCTTCCTTGGTGGCGCCGTTGAGGCTCTTGATCGCCCCCACGATGCCGTTGAACTGGGGGGTGCCTGGCTGGAAGTCCTTGGCCAGCGCCATCAGGCTGTCCATGATCTTCTTGATCGACGCCAGCGCCCGGGCCTGCATGCCGGCGCCGGTGCCAGGCGAGACCATCGGGGAGCCGCCTGGGCCGGCCGGACCGCCGATCGGCGACTTCGGCAGACCGATCCCGCCGCCGGGCGCGCCCGGGGCGCCGGGTCCACCGGGACCGGGCGGGCGCATCGGCATGGGGATCGGAGGGGTGGCCATGGAGCTACCTGATTATGCATGAGTGTTGTGCACAATTGGTAGGACTAAAGGTAGGCGTGGTCAAGTATACATCATCCATGGATACGAAAACGCTAGAACAGCACTTCATTGACTGGGAAAACCACGTCATCGGCTACGGCTACGGGACGGGTGAAGGACACACGATCGGAGCGCTGAGGGCGTTCTTCTCCGCCATTGGCGACGACCGCGGTCCCCATTGCTACAACTTTGCCAAGATAGAAAAAGCCGTTGGCCCCGCCGTATGCTGGCTGCTCATCAGCGCATTGTGCCGCGCTGATATCATCGAATATGGCACCTCTACGCGTTACGGATGGCTGACGGATAAAGGGAAGCGGCTGCAGGCGTTTCTTGCCGACCGTTCCGCTGAACAGCTTGCCGCGCTGTGCACCGGATACGGTGAAGAGTACACGCATTGCTATCCCGACGCCTGCAACTGCGGTCCTGACGGCTATGAGAAAGGCCGCATTTGCCCCAATCCATTCTGGAGTAACAAGGCATGACCCTACTCCCGCCGCCGCAATACGACGTTCCGCCGCCGATGCCAGTGATTGAGCACGTTCTCACGCATGCTGAGGTGAACGCCCTGTACAATCAGGCCTATGGTCCCGGGCAGGTCAACGGCTTTGCTTTCAGCCGCAGCGGAACCTGCGTCATCATCAGGATCGATGATCCTATGGTCGCCCGCCATGAGCGCGCTCACTGCGCCGGCTGGCCGGCAGATCACCCGGGCGGATGGTACGACATTTACACGAACCGGCGCTGACATGAAAAAGGCCCCCGCCAAGCCGATGGGGGCCTTTCCGTTCCCCGCAAGGAACGATCACCGCCTGGTGATTAGCGCCGGCCACGCCGCTTGTGACGACGACCGTGCGTGAGGATTACCTCGTTCATCTCGTGCTCCTTATGCTCTTGCTGCCCGTCCCCAAGGGATGCCGCGGGCGGGGGGTTTAAGCGCGGCTATTGTAGCAGCCCCGCCGGACCGGTCAAGAATAGGTAAGCACTGCTGTCTTTTTTGTTTCAGTTTTGTTCGTTACCTTAGGGGTGGGAGGCCGAGAGAAGCGGCGAACGCCGCTACTTCTTCTTTCCGCCGTGCTGCTGCAGCAGTTCGGGGTGCTCCTGCGCCATCTTCTTCTGCTGCTTCTCGCGCCGGCGGAGGTTGTGTAACAGCATGTCGCGGCCGGGCGGGTTCGTCGACCGGATCAGGTCTGCGTTGTCGATGGCGCCGAACTTACGCAGCGTGAGCGCCAACTCGCGGGATTCATCGCCGAACAGCGGGGAGTGTGAATGGCCGTCAACGCGCATCTTCACGTCATGGACGTCACACGCGTAGAATTCTTGCGACTTGCCATCCTCGCCGGCCGGAAGGCGCAATTTCTTGTCGTCATGCGCCATCTTCAGCTTAAGCCCGACATCGCCGAGCTTCGTGAGCGGGCTTTCGATCGCCAGTGCCGCCTTCTTGATGCGGCCGGATCCGCTCTTGTTCAACTGCTGCGCATGCTGATGGGACCGCACGCCCTGTTCGCTGCGGCCAGACATGACCTCCGTAAGCCCGGAAGCTTCCAGGAACATGTTCGTGATTTCGCGGAATTCGGCGAACATGTCGGGCGGCATTTCGGGTCGTAGCTCTTCGACCTTCGCGTTGGGAAGCTGATCAAACAGGTAAGTATCCGCACCCCCAAAGGCAGCCATCTTTTCTTCGGATAGGCCAAGAAAGCCGGATCCAACACGAGCCGGGTATGCCTGACGTTCCATAATATCTGCAATCTGGTCGAGTCTTTCAAGCATCCACTCCTGCAGCGGAACCAACGCATCAAGGTGCGCTTTGCCCCAGAAATAATTGTATTTCCCGAACGGCTGTATTTTGACGAACGGATGTTCCAGCGGGAAGAACGGGTTGCACTGCGATGGCGTCTTGCCGATCTTCTCGATCTTGTTGAACAGCCATTCTACGTTCCTGGTAGACTTCTTGTAAGCCTCGATCGTCTTGCGGCTATCGCCCACCAGGATGTCCGGTTCGAGCATATGGAAGATGCGATAATCCAGGTAGGTGTCATCCCACGCCCACAGTTCCGTGAAGCGCACAAGCGGCACTTCGGTCTTGGCCTGGTAGGTGGCGGATGGCGAGTAGTCGGGGTTGACCTGCCCGAAGATCGTGCCGGCAAGATTCGATCCCCCGGTCCCGGCGATGATCATGCGCTGCAGCATTTCGGGGAACGGAGAAATCGACGACGAATGCGTGACCTTCAGCCGCTGCAATTCGTCTTCCCGGCCCGCCAGGATCATCTTGCCGGCGGCGGTTTGGTAATTGAGGTGATAGGTGTGGCAGAAGCACTCCTGACTATCGAGGTCAGGTCGTTCTTCCTGGTAGACCCCGAAATTGTGCGGCGGCACCAGCTCGGCGAACCACTGACCGCGATCGCGGTTCCAGCCCTGCTTGATGAGCATGGTGTCGTAGGTCAGTGACCACGGGATCGACGCCATCACGGCGTCCGAGATTCCGTCCGCCTGGAAGTCATCGTTGAAATCGTCCTGCAGCACGAGCGTCTTCTGGACCGTCGGCTCGTCTTCATTCTGGTCGGCGCTGATGTGATAGAAAGCGTGGTCCGGCGCGTACAGGAACGACGTCACCAGGTCGAGGTGGCTTTCCAGGCGGTTGTACTTGCTCTGCTCGTAGCCCTGCGTGCCGAACAAGTAGTACTTCTCGCGCCACTGATAGAGGCGGTCGCGCTCCTCGCGTGTCGAGAGGCACCGCTCGATCAGGTAACGGACACGGTCTTCAAGCTCGTCGTCATCGGTCGGGAAGATCACTTGATGGTCTCCGCCTTCATTTCCCGGATGGAATTAGCCGCCGCCGTCCATCCGAGTTTTTCGATACGTGAAGCGCATTTCTCAACTGTTGCCACTTCGATGGCGTCGCGCTCGGCCTTGATGCGTACGTCGGCAATCATCGAGCATGTTTCCGCTGTGGCTTTCCATTCGTCGCGTTCCGCCTCAAGCTCCTTGATGCGGGCGGCGGCTTGTTCCGTCACAGCAATCCAGTCGCCGAGACGTGGATTCTCAAGCCTCTCGATCAGGTCGTTCATTTGCTCTTGCTCTCCGGAGGTGAGGGAAGGGGTTGGAAATGGGTGGGATGCCAATTCACGACGATCCACACGAGCCAGAAAGAGGGGCAGGAGGGTGAGGAGGGCGGCTAGGGGGAGTTTCATGACTGCTTCCCGGCCTCAGCGACGGCCTTGCGTCCTTTATCGGTAATGAAGCTCTGCTGATCCACATAGTTGTGGCGCCAGAGTGCCATCGCGACGTTGTAGTTCGTCCATAGCGGGAGGCGGCTGTTCGGGCTCTCCGTCGCCATCTGCAACGCGACGAGCTGCGGCGCTGTCAGCTTGGCTTTTCTCATCCCCCCCGCCTCACGCTCGTAAATGTAGTGCTTACACGGACTCACTTGATGGTCCTCTGCATGGTGCGGCCGGCGATGATCGCGTTGGCGCTAGGACCAGGGATGGAAGCTGACGCCTCACGGCGCGGCGCATTGGGGCCAACTACCACCTTACCACGCAAGTTGACCGGAGACGATGACGGCACGCAGATCGCCCCGTGCGCGCTCACGGGGGCCGAGAAGCCCGGAGCGAACTGCCTGATGCCGAGTTCGGGGCTGATGGGGGGGACGTCCAGGCGCGGCGCCGCGCGGTTCAGCCGGCTCGGGGAGGCGGAATTCAAATTTGTCATGCCGTGTTGGTCAGCAAGGGAGCGCAGTCGAGCATCCATGCGCGGTGCAATAGAGCCAATGTGGCCCCCAGCAGGAACCCAATCAGTCCGTAGGCAGCCACACTGAGGGCACGGAGGATCGACCTTTTCGAAGGTATGAAAATCATGTCCACACCGTGGGTTAAGACAACGAAGGTTGTGTGAAAGCATGCTCATTGCGGAAGCTCTATGTTGCAACGCTTCAAATAATTCATCACCACCCGGCCCACAGGAAGTTCCCCGCCGCGCTCTTCAACGCTCGCGGAATAGGCCCGCGTCAACCCCTCCCCGCGCAGCTTGGCCCACAACCATTTGCGCCAGCACTCCGCGGCCAAGGCTGCGGTCATCACACGATCGTCGTTCTTGCCGCCGTCTGCCGCAATCGAGCCGTCGGTGTTCACCAGGGTGCGCATCTCTTCTACCAACCCCAGCGACCGCACCTGGATGCGGTTGAGTTCCACACCGTCCTTGAACCGCGCCATGAGCATGCGCTTGATGTCGTCGGTTGTCACCATGTGGTAGGCAAGGTCGGAACCGCCCACCGTATCGATGCGTGTGTAGTAGAAATACCTCAAGTTGTTGAGGCAGTTACGAACCTCGAAAGTGTCCTCTCCGGCCGGTATCTCGCGGACGTACTCGCGGGTGCGCTCGAGTTCGGAGAACACGGCCTTACCGGGACCGTTGATTTCGATGATGACCCGACAGTCGCGCTTGCCGTAGAAGCCGGCCAAGTGCGCGATGACCCACGCGACTTGATAGGTCGCATAGTCACGCGAGCAGAACTCGGCAACCTGCACCATGCACTCGGCGTAGCAGCGCCAGACCTGGATGCAGGTGTTGTCGGCCTGATCACTCGACCCATAGGCCGGATCGCAGGACACGACATACACACCGAACTTGGAGGCGTGCTCCCAGATCTTCAGTTCGGCGCGCGGATCACTCAGCGGCCCCTGCACGACCGTGTCGTCCCACCGGCGCGTCATACGGTAGCGGTACGCCTGCATCGGGTGGCGCCGCGCCTCGCGCATGACCTCCGTCAGGACCGGCGACGTGAAGTACTTGGCGCCGGTCGATTGGAACGCGTCTTCTTCCGTGAACGGGAACTCGGCGTCCATGGTGCACTGGTCGCCGGATTTCTCGTTGTCTAGATGGAAGCGGTACCAGGCCATTTGTTGCATGCTTACATCAAAGTCATACAGCTCCTTAACAGCACGGACCCGTCCTCGTTCAAGACGAGATAATCGATCCCGCCCGTAATGTCCGAAACGTCCATCGTCAACGTGGAACTGACGGCGTTCATCTCGCCACCACCCAGAGAAGATTGCGCGGCTAGCAGGAGACGTCTTTGCCAATTGATACTGATCATAGAAATGGTTGAAGCCATTGGCGGTGGTCTCCCAAATTTGCAGGCGGTGTTCATAGATCGACGACACCGACGACTTGAACGCCTTGATGTCGTCCTCATTTCCGTAGAACGCGCACTCAGTTCCGTGGACGTAGTTTGAAGACTGGGATCGACCAAGACCGCCGGACCTTTCTTCTTGTGTACCGGCGATCAAATACGCAAACATCGACTCGTTGCTGAACAGCAGAATGTCTCGGTTGTGCTTTTCGACCTTCGGTTTGAACTTAGTCCTCTTGCCGCCGACTGTGATCTGATTCGGCATGGTCTCCAGAAAGATATCGATCGTCGCCCGCCATTTTGCCAGCGCCTTCTCTTCGTGCAGGATGAACGTGCCGAGCAGGCCCCCGTACTCGAACGCGTAGAACATGTCGATCGCGATGAAGAGCGTCGTCGCTCCTTGCTGCCGACCCTTCAAAACAACGAAGGTTGTTATGCCTTCAGCGATCCCTTTCTCAACCTCATCGAGAATATACAGCTGGCTCCCAAGCAGCTTGAAAGGCTGCCGGCCGTAATCGCTCGATTGAACCTTCAAATAAGAAATGAACGTCTCGAACTTCGCGCGCGGGAACGGCGCTACCGACGACGCGCGTGGCAACTGAAACGTGACGGTATCCGTCTTGGACGGCGAACCACTCTTTGAGACGTTCATTCAGGACTCGTTTTTCCCGCAGTTCCATGGCGGTGCGCATCAGGGCGCTGGACGCATTCTCGCACTCTATGCGGGCCGCGCGCAACTTCAGTCCTTCTTGCCATCCCGGCCCTTTGAGGAGCGCCGCAATTCGGTCTACCGCTCCAGACGCCGCGGAGGCGGCTCTGGAGCGCACCTCCACCCTTCCGCCCCTCAGATGGTAGCAGCCGTTTCCCGGTCCCGGCGACCACCGCACGGAGACCTTAGCCCCATGCTGCGCCCGGACGGCATGGACGGACGGCAGGCACTCCGCAGCGTCGGCCAGAGTCATCCATGCGATCATGATAACGATGATGGCAGCGGCAATGATCCACAGCCAGTCAAATACTCTTTCGATCATGGCTTAAATACCTTCGCCACATAGTCACTGCTGGAAGTACGGTTCCGGATCATGCGGTCCATCGCCATCGTGAGGGCATCTCTGGGAGCGTTTTCGAGGCGAATGTTGTACTTTGCCAGCACTTCGGTAATGCGGTTGCCTATTTCTGTGAGCCGCATGAGTTCGTCTTGGTCGTGTCCGCTAACGTCTGTCTCAACGTGGTGCGGCAATCCAAAAGTCGCCGCGCCAACGAAATCATCCCAATGCCTGATGCGCTTGAGCGCCTTCGCCGCCGCCATCAGGGCGTCGTACTGGGATCGGGGGATGAGCACAAACCCCCTTCGCTCCAGGTTCGTGACGATCGCGGACATCTGCGCAAGGGCGCTGTCTTCAGCACCAATGCCGGCGATGATAGCGTCTCCGATTGCGGGGTCGCTCATTGCATCACCCCACCACCGCATGCACGATGTGCCGCCAGAGTCGTGCCTTCATCTGCTGCGGGAAGCTCAGTTGATCGAAATCCACCATGTTCGGATGCGTCATCGCGGCGCCGTTCTTCGTCTCGCCGTAGCTCCACCCATCCATCGCCATGCGGCCGCGCCAGTAGTCATGTTGCACGCGCACCGATACGGTCGGATGTTCCAGGATGTAGCGGACGCCATCGCAGATATCGTTCTGCTGGGCAGGCGTCAAAACATGCCATGTCGGCTTTGGTTGCTCGCCGATGATGCTCTCCCACTCGCGATGCGCCTGCCATCCGAGCTGCGCGATGTTCTCGATGGTCACCAGATCGTCGCGAGATAAGTTGTTCTCGTCGATCGGTGAGGGAGCGCCGGGGACAAGGTCTACCTGCTCACCGCGATCATTCACGAACGGCATTATTTCTCCTCCTTTGCAAACGGCATCGGCTTGGTATCGGGTTCCCCGCGCTCGCGCCGCATGACCATCTCCATGAGTTGAGACCGGTCCTGCAGCTCGCGGGCATAGCGCATCAGCTGGCGCTCGGCGCGCTGCTGCTTGCGCTCGATCGGGTTCGGCGCGATACCAGCCATCATCTGCAGAATTCTGCGGTTGCGCATCACCAAGGTCCCTTCATCTGTTCCGGCCAAGGTATGGGATCTTCCTTATCATAAGGAGCTTTGAATGGAGGATGCGGAAGTTTGTATATCGGCCGCGAGCGCCGGTATCGTCCATCTGAAAACTGGATCAATCCTATCGATTTCGCCGCTCTTAGCCACACTCTCCATTCTCTCCTGTCCTCATGATGCCACGACTGTTCCGGGTAGTGCATCCTCTCGATGAGAAAATCTATGTCTTCGAATCTCAAACCATCGCGTGGTAGGGCGCAGGCTATCCGTTCAAGCCAATGCTTAAGAACAGGACAACCTCCAACGTTGATGTAAGCTGGATCGTTTTCCCACCAACTCATGTTGACTATTTCCTGCGCTGTTATACGCTACGCATACTTGAACTGAGGGTCAACTCATGGCACTTGGAAATCAAAATTTAACCCATACCTCCAGAGAGCAGCAGATGACCGCTCCCGGCATGGCTCACTTCGCCGGAACCGGGCCGCGCGGAGAAACGTGCGGGCGATGTGCGTTCCTGAAAACAAAGACCGACGTCTTCGCGTCAGGGCGTTGCGAGAAATACAGAAAACTCACCAGCAAAGTCGGACCTGAAATCAAAGCAAACCTTGCTGCTTGTAAGTATTTCGAACCATGCCGAAGCACGACATAGATCTTACTCATCCGCCTCTCGTCATCCGCGGCTACGAGAAGCTGATGATCGTTGACGTACTTCGGCAACGTCGCAACGGTAAGTTCCTGCGCGTCGCGAAGTTTGTGCACGTATCGTTACCGTTATTGAGTTTCATGGATAACGTTTGCTCTATTACTGTAACTCTCCACAAAACTAAAATCCGCACGTGCAATTTGGTTTAGTGCATTTCTCCAAAAACGTAACGCGAGGGAGCGTTACAGGTTTCACTGCGACTTGCCCGATAGCCTGACCTTGATGCGCGCTGATCCAATCGGCGATTTCATCGTCCGCGGTGACGGCCTTCTCACGGCGCGAATGCTTCGTCTTGTATTCCGCTACTCTCATGATGGGTCCATGGCGGTACGGGGACGGGGAGGGGAGGGAGACAGGCTCCCCTCGATTTTCCAAAAAATCACAGCGGGCTGCCGCAGTGTGGGCACTTCTTAGGCTTGGTGCCCTCGTAATATACTCTCTGGTCACAGCTTTTGCAGATGACCGTATGGTTGGTCGTCACCAACGGATGCCTCATCGTTTTATCCTCCTCAGAATGAAATCATTGGCCGGGACATCCGCAACATCACCGCGATCTACTGCGGATTTATGTTGCGCAATTTCCTGATCGCGCACCATGCGGACCAGCGCTGACGACGCAACACCTTGCCGGATCAATCGGACGCCACTCCAGGTATCCCACATGTCATGCAGGGATTCCCGGATAGCTTTCCGCACGTTTGCGGGAAGGGCATCGTATCCCTCCATGCGGACGCGGCTGTCGTGGTTCGGCTCATTCACCATGATGGCCACCTCTGGATGATATGCGGCCTCACAACCCATTCAAAACGGATAGGTAATGGCGGCGACACCGGTGTGTCACCATAGCGGATAATCGCCACCGTTATCTTCCAGTGGTAATGGATTTTCCAACTCCACAACCACCTGACCGGATCAAGAAATCTCATCATACCCTCAGCGAGAGGTGCTTGCCGTTCTTGGCGATGCCGCGCCGGGCGTCCTCGAACGACCGACGGAGCGCCTTGACGCCCATTTCGAGCGCGTCGAACAGGGTTGCCTCCTGGGCTTCGTCCCAGACGTACTGGGTGGGGTTAGCGAGATGCCCGAGCAGTCGCATGGCGTCCATCGCCGCGCTCGCCCTTGAGCTTGCCAGGCGCGAGAACGCGGCACGCTTCTCGGCATCACCCCGCTTCTTCGATGAGGTCTCGACCGGAGCAGTGGTCTCCTCGACCGGCTGACTTACGTCAGGCCACACCACCCCCGGACCCGCCTCAGCATCTTCCTCGTAGTACTCATCAGTCTCTACAACCTCGTGTGGATGCGTACCCATTACAAAATACTCCGTTTCTCACGACACGTATTTTTCAATCTATAAAAGATCTGACGTCCCTCTGTCTACCTCCATCAATTGTGTCAGGAATAGGATTGGAATAGTATTCAGTCATTCGGGATTCCCGAACAGCTCATGGGTGCTACGTAGCGTTAGATAGCAGTCAGCCAGCGCGAGAGCTGAAGCTACCCGGATACCGCTTGGCGCCAAGGTCCAGGACCGCCGTAAACGTCCCGCTGATGGTCCGGATCAGATCGGCCACCGTGGGGGGCTAGACCGCGATCGACGCCCCACGGGGCGCCGACCGGGCGCCTGGTGGCCAAGGACGCGCGCATGGGCGCACTTCGTCGATGGGGGTTGAGCAAGAATGTTGCGTGCCCCCCACTCGGTCCTATTATTTTTTTTCTGGCCTTGCCCCACATTTCGTATTATGTAGACGTCATGACAGGTGGACACAATTTCATCAGCATGCGCGGGCGCCGCTTCGGCAGCTTGGTGGTCATATCCGAGGTCAGGCGCCGGACTGGCCGCGGCAATGTCGTATGGCGGTGCCAGTGCGACTGTGGGCTGGAGACGGAGGTCCGCGGGTATCATCTGCGCGGCGGTCAAGTGGAAACGTGTGGCGCCATCGTGCATCGGAGCCAGATCGGTATATCGAAGTCGGCGGAGTACCGTTCCTGGCAGGCCATGAAGACGAGGTGCCTGAATCGCAACGCTACCAAGTTCGCGAGCTATGGTGGGCGCGGCATTCTGATATGGGCGCCGTGGGATGACTTTATGGTGTTCCTTGCGGACATGGGACCGCGGCCTGACGGTACGACGCTGGAACGCATCGACAACGACGGCCACTACGAGCCAGGGAACTGCCGGTGGGCGACGCGTGGCGAACAGGCACGCAACACACGGCGATCGCTGTACGTCGAGCACGAAGGACGCGCAGTTCTACTGTGCGACCTCTGCAGTGATCTGGGGCTGCCATACGCGGTGATTCATGGCCGCATTAGAATCGGGTGGACGCTGGACAGGGCCTTAACGGTTCCGGTAAAGTCTCATCGGTGAGACGTCGCGACGATGCAGGTTCGACCCCTGCCCACCGCGAGGTGTGTGTGAGAGTGGTAATTCATGGCGGCGCCTCACTTCTCCGTCTCACCGGGAATATGCTATGGTCACCTTGCTCCGCCCGGGTCAGGAGGCGTGCCATGCGTGAGTCCAAAGGGCTGTGACACGGCCAGCCACGCGCCTGGAACCACACGCGCCCACAAGTCCTTGGCGGGGCACCAATCAGAAAAAAATAGCAGCTTGCGCCATGCGGGGTGGGCAATTCGCGTGATCGCGCTATGGTATTGGTGGTCCCGCGGGCTGGCGTGAGGCCATTGTTCACGCGCGCCGCCGACGTCAACGAAGGAGCGCCCGGCCGGAGACCGGGCCGCACGCGGTCCACCAGATCAGCAGAGAGAGGGGAAGGGACCGCAGCCGTTTGGAAGGGGGGCGGGGTGGTGGCGGCTACGGTCCCGCATTCGGGAGATGAGTGAATGCATGGACATCATAGCGCCGGGTTCCCCCCGGTCAAGCTCGCTGCGCGCACGCTGCCGCAGCGATGCTTTCTGTGCCACCGGACCGGTGGGATCGAGGCCATCGGCGGGCACTCGCTGCGCTGCACCAACTGCCATTCGATCTGGCCGGCCAACATGGTCGACGTGTTGCCGACGCCGGTGCTCAATGGCTGGCAGGATGATGCCACGCTGGCGCTGCTGCGGCGCCGGGCGATCAGGCTGCCGGCGCCGCCGGCCGGCAAGCGGGTGAAGCACCTGGTACGCACCTGGCCGATGAAGTGCACACAGCAGAAGCGCGGTCCTGGCGGGCGGTTCGTGAAAGCAGATTGACGGCGGCACGAAAAAGCCGGAGCGTGTGGAGGACGCTCCGGCTTTGACATACTCAACGCATGAAAACCACGCACGCCAGTGACCAGCCGGCGCCATCGCAACCCAAACCATCAGAAAGCGTGTGCTGCCATGCCGATATATGCGAAATCCCCCCATGACGTCAAGGTGCCCCTCCCTCTCTCGCCGGGAGAGCTGACGCGTGGGTAATAAAATCCTGGACGATATGATCCTGCGCGGCTGTGACAGCGACAACATCATCGCGGTTGCCGAGCTGATTGCAGAGTCCTCGATGCTCAACAAACGCCGGGCCAGAAACCGCGAACAGATGGCAGCCTCCAGGTTGCGCAAGAAAGATGTGTCAACACGTGTTAACACAGGTGTACACATCGAAACACAGCCCGAATGTGCGCCTCTACTCTTCTTAACTCCTCTTCCTGATAGTAGTATTATTGTAGGGGAGAGTAACTCTGTAGAGGCTGACATTGTGTCGAAGGACATCCGCGGGCGCGCAACCAGAGGTACGCGACTTCCGGAAGATTGGAATCCTTCCAAAGAAGACGTATCGTTTGCCGAAGGACGCGGCTGGGGCGGATCTGATCTGCAGGATGAGGTGTTGAAATTTAAGAACTATTGGTGCTCAAAGACCGGCAAGGATGCCACCAAGAAGAGCTGGTCCAGGACGTGGCAGAACTGGATCCTCAACGCCCGCAAACAGAACGGAAGCAAGGTCAATGGAAGACTCGTTCAAGCCGCTGAGGGTCCTGGCAGGGCGTCAGGTGGAAGCGCTGCGCAGTTCGCCCGCCGGCGGGCAGAGCAGCTCGCTGAGCTGCGTAGACGCCGAGAAGAAGAGGGAAGTAGCGGTTGAGCGGGCAGCGCTCCTGCTCGGCTCCTTTCGCAAGAGCGAGGCCGACGAGCCTGAAATCTTCAGTCGCGCTCTTGAGCACGTCCTGAGCAAGTATGACATTGTCATACAGATTGACGTGACGGAGCCAGGGATGTGGAAATATCCGCCGAGCGCTTTCGAGCTGCGTGAAGCATGCGAAAAGATTGCCAACAAAATGGCGCGGGATAGATTGGTCGAAGACCAGATTCGGGACCAGCTCGCGGCGCGAAGAGAACGACAGTGACGATTTGTCGCGAAACTAAATTCATAATAGTTATACTAAAGTATAAACTATTTTGATACTAGTATATAAACTAGAAGTTGAAACTAGATACCCCACCAACTAAGTAGACTAAAGACCCCTTGACA